GGTGATTATTGGTTAGCGGTTTGCAGCTTCCGTACAAAAAGCTGCACTTTTTTAAATCAATAAACATATTTTATGCCAGTTATAAAAATTACCAGTGAAACAAATTTACTACATAATGACACGCGATACTTTATTCGTATTGACGGCAAGTTTATACAAGGATTTTCAACCCTAGAAAAAGCCGAAGAGGTGGCCCAACAAATAGCAGCCAACGGAGGCAAAGAAAAAACCGATGAAATAACCATTAAAGAAATTATATGTTAATTAAAAACCTACAATCCAACCAGCTAACATTTAAAGACGGCCGTTTTTATACCGATGAAAATGGCAATTACTTCCCAAGCGCAACCACATTGCTTGAGGCATACCCAAAGCCGGCGCAACTTATAATGTGGATGAAGGAAGTAGGCAGCAAGGCCGATGAAATTAGAGACGCGGCCGGTAAGCGTGGCTCGGCCGTGCATCAACTTACCGAAGACTATGACTACGGCACCGAGTGTACTTTACTTGACGAATACGGCAAGCCTAAATATAGTCTTGACGAATGGTCTATGTTTGAGCGTTACGTAGAATTTAGCGTTAACCATAAGCCGGAGCATTTATTAGTTGAGCAAACATTTATTAGTAATGGCTTAGGCTTTGCCGGAACCATTGACCGCGTTTGCATTATTGATGGCAAAACTTATATTTTAGACATTAAGACAAGCAACGGCATTTATAATAGCTATTGGCTACAACTAGCCGCATACCGCGAGCTATATACCGCCGCGATAGGTAAGGCCGATATTATGCCTAAAATTGATGGTGTGGCTATCTTATGGCTAAATGCTAAGACTAGGACTTATGGCAAGAATGGAGTAATACAAGGGCCAGGATGGCAGATGGTAACGGAAATGGACACATCAAAGCAGTGGTCTTTATTCCAAGCCGTTCAACAATTATGGCATGCCGAACACGAAGGAGATAAGCCAAAACAATTTAGTTATCAACTTTCTCATAAAAAGTAATTAACTTTACCCCATGAATACCAAAAGAAAACGATTGTACTTTGACATTGAGACCAGTGCAAACATCGGTTTCTTTTGGCAGAGTGGGTTTAAATTAAATATCGGGCCACAAAATATTATTAAAGAGCGTGCGATTATTTGCATTTGCTATAAGTGGGAGGACGAAAAAGAAACCCACGCCCTTACTTGGGATAGCAAACAGAATGACAAAAAAATGCTCGTTGAATTTATTAAAGTCTTGAATACCGCCGACGAAACGATAGGACACAACGGCGATAAATTTGATTTAGCATGGGTGCGCACGCGTTGTTTATTTCACGGCATCGATATGTTTCCAAGCTATACAACGATTGACACGTTAAAGGTTGCACGCAGTAAGTTTAAGTTTAATAGTAATAAGCTTAATTACATTGCGCAATATTTAGGAATCGGACAAAAGATTAAAACCGAGTTTGATTTATGGAAAGACATTGCGTTAAAGAACGATCAAAAGGCCTTAGATAAAATGGTTAAGTATTGTAAAATGGATGTAATACTTTTAGAAAAAGTCCATAAGCTTTTGAATAATCACATACCGGCTAAGACGCACTTTGGTGTTATCTTTGGCGAGTATAAGGGAACTTGTCCGGAGTGTGGATCGGATGATATTCAAAAACATAGTAGACAAATTTTAGCAACTGGCACAATTAAAATAATTTACAAATGCAAAACGTGTGGGAAATTTCACCGAAAGACGGACAAGTAGGCGGATCGCATTACAAGGATTTAAAGATACAACCTACCGAATTTATACATGCTAACAATATACCTTTTATAGAAGGAAACATTATAAAATATATTGTAAGGCATAGACAAAAAAATGGACTTGAAGATTTAAAAAAAGCAAAACATTACTTAGAACTTTTAATTCAACTAGAGCATGAAACTACCAAAATCTTTTAACAAGATGAAACTATATGAGCAAGAAATGTGGCTTACAAGTAAGCTAGCGGAAGTGCATGGCATTGAACAAGAAATAAGACGCTACTTAGCCAAGGTGCGTGGCGGGCAAGTTATTTTTACACCTAGCGATGAAATAGACCGCTTAGATGAATTGGAACTAAAAAAAGATGCTTAAGATAAAAATAATATATCGTAAGCTTGGACGCGAGCAAGCGCATGGCCTTGCTAATAGCGACGGCGTTATAGAAATAGACGAACGCCTTAAAGGGAAAAAGCACCTGGAAATTTTAATACATGAGGTATTGCACTGCATATATCCTAGAAGTTCCGAAGCTACCATAGTTAAAAACTCGGTTATGCTTACCCGCCTTTTATGGAAGGAGGGTTATAGGCGTGTGGATCAAAAAGAAGACGAGCCGCTACAAGACGGCTTAATATAACATTCGATAGCCTTTGACGAATTAAATATGATTAGGCAAAAGGCCGGTAAAAAAAAATCAATAATAAAATTTATTATAGTAATTAGGGAATGCCGGCCTTATCTTTTTGACACATATTATATAAATATAAGTCAATATTTCAATTTTTTGACATGCAACTAAGAGACTACCAAGTAGACATTGCGGAGCAAGCCATAAACATCTTAAAGGAATTTAAACTTGTTTATTTAGCTATGCAAGTACGTACGGGTAAGACTATAACCAGCTTGCACATTGCTAGCTTATATGGCGCTAAAAAGGTTTTATTTGTAACCAAGAAAAAAGCTATAAGCAGCATCGAAGACGATTTCAAGCAATCTAATTGTTTATATGATTTACTTGTTATAAACTACGAAAGCTTACATAAGATAACACACGCTTACGATTTAATTATAGTTGACGAGGCGCATGCTTTAGGACAATTTCCAAAGCCAAGCAATCGGGTAACGGATTTAAAAAAGATATGTTTAGGTAAGCCTATAATTTATTTAAGCGGTACGCCAAGTCCGGAAACTTACGCGCAATTTTATCATCAATTTTTTGTAAGTAGTTATAGTCCGTTTAAAGAATATAAAAACTTTTATGCATGGCATAAAGAGTACGGCATACCAAAGACAAAGTTCTTATATAATATGCAAGTGCCGGACTATACACACGTTAAGCAAGAAAGGATCCAAACGGAAATCCAGCACTTGATGCTAACCTATACGCAAGAAGAGGCCGGATTTGAATCTTTAGTTGAAGAAATAATTCTTTACGTACCCATGTCGGACAAGGTTAAATGGGCCGTGGATAAAATTAAAAAGGATAAGCTATTTAAAACTAAGGACGGCGCGGTAGTTTTGGCGGATACTTCGGTTAAGGAAATGCAAAAAATACACCAAATTTGTAGCGGATCGGTTAAGACCGAGGACGGCAACGCTTTAATGTTTGACGATACCAAAGCCAAGTTTATTAAAGAGCGTTTTAAAGGGCAAAAGATAGCTATTTTTTACAAGTATATTGCCGAGGGTATGCAACTAAGGGTTGAGTTTGCCGGCCGTATTATTGAGGATCCTATGGCTTTTAACGAGGCATCGGGCGACGCGGTCTTTATAAGTCAAATACAAAGCGGTCGAGAGGGTATTAATTTAAGCACGGCCAACGCTTTAGTTATGTATAATATAGACTTTAGCGCGGTTAGTTATTGGCAAAGTAGGGCTAGGATGCAAACCAAAGACCGCCTAGAAGCCTCAAAAGTTTACTGGATATTCACCACGGGCGGCATTGAAGACCGCATTTATAGCATGGTACAAAACAAAAAAGACTTTACTTTAAGTCATTTTAAAAAAATATATTAAAAATATTTTTTTATTTGAATTAATTGGTTTATCTTTGGTCCATAAACAAACCAATTAATTATGAACAAGTTAAAAACTCCCGAACAAAAAGCGCAAGAGCGTTACGCTCAAGAAAGTATCAAGCCTATATATGCATTTATCATTGTATGCGTAGCTTTTTTAATCACAGCAATTTTAGAAAACTTATGAGTAATATTTTAATAGATGCACATAAAATTGTGTATGAAAGATCTGAAGAAAAAGCAAGACAGTACGGACCATTTGCCGAAGGTATGCAACGTGCTGCTCAAATATTAAATGGCATGACAGGTTTAAATGTAGATGCTGAAATTATGTATAAAGCGCTTATAGCATTAAAACTGTCTCGCGAATCATATAATCATAAAGAAGATAATTTGCTTGATGCAGTTGCTTATATGTCATCAATGAACGATTTTTTAAACAAAAACAAATAAACATGAACAATTTAAAAGTAGGTCAATTAGTTTCATTTGAAACTCAAAAAAAACAAACAGTAAGTGGTGAAATTAAAAAAATCTTTATTGCAAAAGATGACAATAAAGAATACTGCACTATTGTATTTGAAGGTAAAAAATATACTAAACAAACAAATAAAGTAATATGCAATTAACAAATGAATTTAACAGTATAAGATCTTGGGCAGAATCAAGAGGTTTATATGAAAAAGGCGATGTTAAAACACAATGCTTAAAACTTCAAGAAGAAGTTGGCGAATTAGCAAATGGTATTTTAAAAAATCAAGAAAAAGAAATAATAGATGCCATTGGTGATTGCGTAGTAGTTCTTACTAATTTATCAACTTTAGCTGGTTATGATATAGAATATTGCATAAATTATGCTTTTAAACAAATATCAGAAAGAACTGGCGAAATGAAAAATGGAACATTTATTAAACATGCAAGATAATATTTTTATGCAAATAGCACTTACTGTAGCAAGTGCATCTTATTGCATTCGTAAAAAAGTAGGTGCATTGATTGTTAAAAATAACAATATTATTGCTATTGGTTATAATGGTACAATAAGTGGATTTGAAAATATATGCGAATTAAAAGACGGATCTACAAATCCTGAAGTATTACACGCAGAAT